ATTCAGTATGACCATAATGGAGATTATTTTAAATGGGTAACTGCTGGTGCCGAGCGAATGCGAATCGACAGCTCGGGAAATACAACTCTTGGATACGCTGGAGCTAGTTTATACTTTAAAAATGGTTTTAATAATAGTACGTCAAGAATACAAAATGGTGGTGGTTCAAATAGTTCCAACTTCAAATTTTTAGTCAACAATTCCGGTTCTGAATCGGAAGCAATGAGAATCGACAGCTCGGGCAGGCTGTTGGTGGGTAGCACAAGCGCGTATGTATCAGACGCTAATTTCCAAGTAACGGATGATACTAACGCTAAACTTGTAATAAGTAATCCTGGCAATGCGACATACTCATTAGCGGTTGGTACAGATAACGCTCTCGCGTTTAAAGACGAATCAAATGCTACTGAGCGAATGCGAATCGACATCGCGGGCAGGCTGTTGGTGGGTAAAAGCGCCAGTGGTAATAACGATAATGGCGCTGAATTGTTAAATGGAGATAACGATTATGCCGTTGTTGCTGTAGCTACTAACACGCCTCCACATATGGTAAATCGCAAAGGTAGTGATGGAGAATTAATACAATTCCGCCAGGATAATAGTGTAGAAGGAAATATTTCTGTTTCTGGCAGCACTGTTTCATATAACGGTGGTCACCTTGCTCGCTGGTCACAACTTGCAGCTGGTGCAGCACGCACTGAAATCTTGCGTGGTTCTGTATTAAGCAACCTCGACGAAATGTGTGAATGGGGCGAAGAAGATAACGAACAACTAAACCGTATGCAGGTCAGCGATGTCGAAGGCGATAAGAACGTCTCAGGTGTATTCCAAGCTTGGGACGATGACGATGACACCTACACCAATGATTTCTATTGCGCGATGACGGGGGATTTTGTTATTCGTATTGCACAAGGAACAACAGTTGCTCGCGGAGATCTATTGATGTCTGCTGGTGATGGAACGGCTAAGCCTCAAGATGATGACATCGTGCGTTCCAAGACGATTGCAAAGGTGACTAGCACCACAGTTTCTACGACTTACTCAGACAACAGCTATTGCGTACCTTGCGTATTGATGGCTTGTTGATCAGCAACCCGCCCCATGGCAACGTGGGGCGCTCAAGTTACACTGACCCTATTGCTCCTTTTTCATGGCAAACACCTACACCTGGAAAGTTGGCCAGTGCGATCGCACTTTGGCTGATGGCGTGATCAATACGCTCCACTACACCGTCACAGCAGTGACAGATGATGGCGTTTATTCCGCTGGTGCGTATGGCTCAATCGGTCTCGAAGCACCTGAAGCTGAAACGATGATTGCGTATGACAGCGTGACCGAAGCGAACTGCATTGCTTGGGTAAAGGCTGCGATTGGTGGTGATGAAAAGGTCACTGAAATCCAAACTGCTTTGGATAATCAGCTAACAGAAAAGCGCACTCCAACCGTAGGTGCTGGCACGCCTTGGACCGCCTGATGCAAAGACCTGATCCAATGATCCCCTGCAAGCCAGGGGCAGAAGATTTAACTGCGATGAATAATCGCAATGAGTGGATGACCATGCTCTATATGCTGGAAGGCAGGGACAAGCCTGACCATCCAAAGCGTGGTCTTTATACGGGACTGCACCGTAAGCACTACTCAACGTTTCCTGGAACGGATGAGAACTGATCCTGTAGATCACATCCAAAACCGTCCATTGACTAGGGCGGTTAATGTACCTACGGAAAACGTTTTCTCTTCCCAAAATGATCAAATCATTGATTGTGAGTTCTGCCGTCGTTGGCGCTGCTGTGCTGGCATCTCCTGCCCAAGCAGAAGGTAACTTCTATTTGAACCCGGAATATAACGCTGGCTGGGTCGGCTCTGACTTCACTGCTGGAGTTCTAGATCTCGGAGTGGGATATGAGTCTGGTGCGTTCTACCTGCAGGGAGGTCCATCTGTACTGATGGTCGATGGCGCTGATGCTGAGGTTGGATTCTCAGGCAAAACCGGGCTGTCAGCTTCTGTTGCAGACAACGTTGACATGTACGGCGAAGTTTCGTTCGCTAAGTACGAAGACGTTGATGCAGGCTATGGCCTGAAAGTGGGAGCTAAGTACAGCTTCTGAGCTAGTCTCCAATAGGGAGACGCCTTACCCCTTTCCTGTCCTCACACCAGGGAAGGGGCTTTTCTTTGCACATCTGATCATGCAGAAGTTTTTTAACTTGGCCGGAGCCCTCGGGTTTTTGATGAGTGGAACGATGGTTGTTGGGTCGTTGGTGCTTTACACGCGCATCCCATCAATCACAAAGCACTACATGAGTGAGCTACAGACTGAACTGACCAAGGTTTTGGCTGACATGGTGCCAGGCAAGATCGATGACGTGATGCCTGAACTACCTAAAGCAACTGGGCCAGCAGTCGAGCTTCCTAAGTCACCTTTCTGACTGTATGCCTGACATACCGGATATACAGATCCGAAGCATTGAACCGCGAATAATTCCAGAGCCTTACGTTTACGCTCCACCGATAACAGCAGAGTTACCACCTGCCCCGATTTATCAGGTGCCTGGTTGTGCCAACGTCCACAGAGATGCACAACTCAACCCATCGCTGCTTCGTGATGATCCGAATGGTGTTGGAACGGCTTGCCCTGAAGGCAAAATGCCAAGTTATAACCCGATGGATTGGAATCCACGGGATCTAAAAATCATCGAAGCAGCGCCTGTTCAGAATCAACAGCAAGAGACCCCACTAGCAGAAACTAAACCACAGAAACCAAACCCACCGCCAGAGGATAAAAAGCCAGAAATCGATTGCCCTGCTGCAGACGCTGCAGAGATTGGCACATTGTCACCTGATGGCCGCAAGATTCTTGAGTCTTACGAATTAGTAGATGGCGTTTGCAAAGAGGTCTATCGAAACGTGCCAGTGACAGAGCAGTTGATCAAAGCTGTTCCATCGCCTTATGAAGCAGCGCAAACTGCAAGCATTGCCGTGCTTGCTACTACTGCCGCATTGAGTACGCCTTTTCTGCTGCGTATCGTCAAGCCGCTGGTCAAAAAGGTAATTACGAAACTAAAAGAGGTCGTAACCCGTAAGAAGGAAGATCGCCCTTCTACTTTTGAGCGTCAGAAGAATCAGCGGAAGGCGCGGAAATAGCGTGAACATGTGGGATCACCTTTTGGGGTGGAATGTAAACCACAATGTCTTCGCAAACTTGAGCGTATCGACTGCCTGGTCTGAATTGGATTCTTGATTCAGCTAGCTGCCCGCATTGCTTGGCGCGGAACAATTCGTACTCCAGCCGCTTTGTTGCCAATAACTGCTGTTGCAGCTCGATGTTTGTTTCTACGGCACGCTTACACCTAGCAGTTAGGCCACCATCCAATGGCATAGAAAACGTTGCTGTTATTCCGTAGTTGACTGATCTACGATCTTTCTCAAATCGCGGCATTTCTGAGTAGTAGAGCACCTTGCCTGGGGAGTCTGGCTCACCGTTATCGTCTGCATCAGCACTTGAGTAGACAGGTGTTCTGGTTACTGATTGATGGGGCAGATCAAAGTTTCGGCTAGATGTGACAAACGGACTGAGCGATAACGTAGGACCAGGGCACTGAATACCTTGACTCATCCGATATATAGGATGTGGTCCGGTCATCATTTGATAGGCGTTATTGACGACTGAACCGCTTGATGTACTGGACGGATTTGCCACTGTTGTGTTGGCTTGCACCGGTCCACCAAATGCAGTAATTATTGCGAGAACACCGACTGCGACTCGGTTACGCTTTCGGTTTGGATGGTGCGTTGGATCGTAGTCACTGCATCTAAGCCTGGAGCCATGAATGATTCTGTCAGGCTCCAGCTTGCACCAGGATTGATTACTTGCCATTGGGGCTTAGTTTCAAGGTTTGGGCTTGTCCATGAAAAGTTGACTCCACCAACTGTCTGATTGTTTGTGACGGTAGCGTCAGGCGAGATAGGAATATCCCCCACAGTTTCGACATTATGGCCTGCCGCTGAATAAGAATATCCGGTTCTGTAATTGTGACTGGTGATCGATTCTTGAATGATTGTTGTGGATTCAGTGCGGGAATTAAGTTGACCCTGAGTGAACTGCGGCACGATTGGAGCTGCCAAAGCAGAGCTAGGCAACAACAAAACCAGCAGCCAAGCTTTAATCAATTTCAAGTGCCATCTTGTTAGACAGGATTGCACTTGTACCCGCTCCACCTGCTGTAATCGTCATAATGCCGCTTGAAAGAGCTGTCGCCGCCAGATTAGCTTTCACCCCACCAGAACCAGTCACGACTTCGCCGTATGTTGGAAGGTCATCAACGGTGCCAGTGGTAGAGGTCACCTCAGTGGCTGAACTTATCGTGTCGCCAACCACTGCCGACTCACTAAATGAGAAAGCCGAACCTGCGGTAGTCACCGCGTAATTCGTGTCAACCATGGCTGGAACGCCACTGGTCAGGCTGCCAAGATTCAGGCCGCCAATGGCCCCACTGGTTGTAGTGCTACCACTGGTGACGCTTGGTGTCACATTTGAGCCTGATGCGCTGTAGGTAGAACCGATTCGTTTGGCTGAGCTGTAAGCCTGATCAATGCTGATCTGAGCTGATTGCGTCAAGACATGATTAATGTCAGCCAACGCAGGACTTGAGGCAAAAAATGTTAGACAGGTTACAAAGAAAAAACGTCTCATTTTGGCTTGGACGTAGTGGTTTCTGGCTTGATTGTAGGGTCTTCTTTCTTCTTGCCATTGGCGCGTTTGATGTTGACCCCTACGGAACTCAACGTCCCAGTCAACAAACTTGCGGGGAAAGTTGGATCCATGGCTTTGACGTGACCCAAGTAATTAAGGGTCAGCATTGCAATAGACCACGTAAGAACAGCGAGTTTTACAAAATCCGCCAACGGCGTTGATTCTGGCTCTTGCTCTTGCTTAATCTGTTCTTCTGCCATGATGAGTTCACGCTAAAGGTCGAATGGTGGTTGAAATCTGGGCTGCTGTTGCTGGAGCGTCAATAGGCGTAGCGGCTTCTGGCATCAAAGGAGCCAACCGCGAAAACCAGCATGGACGTGATTCTTTAGTGCGCCTCACCAGTGCTGTCGATAATTTAGCGTCACGGATGGATGTGCTCCACGCTGATCTGAGGGTTAGGGATCAGGAGCTGTTTGCCCGTATATCAACGCTGGAGCAAGATGTTGCACGACTGGAAGGACACGCCAATAGGAATTAGACTTTTTGCACACACAGTGATTTCATGGTTTTACTACTAAAGCCAATTCTGTTTGGATTCATCAAATCAAAGGCCGTAAAACAGCTGCTACTTGATTGCCTGGTCAAGATCAGCGAGCAGACTGATAACGAGCTGGACGATGTGGCCTGCACGTATCTCAAGAATTTGTTATTTCCGACCGAAAGGGTAGAAAAGTAGTTTTATGCCATCCGTACTGGCTGTTGTGATCAGCGTCTTGATCGTCGTGTTTGGTAGCGGCGCAATGTTTATGAGCGGTTTTGCAGCTAGGCATACACCATGTTCTCCGGCATTATCCAAGTAGTTTTGCTGTCGAGCGTTGTGTCGTTGAGTCTGCTGCCCTTCTTCAAGTGGTTTCGGGAAACACCGCACCAAATGGCAGCGATAAAGCAGCTAGAGGATTCGATTACCGATCCAGCATTGCTTGATGAAGAAGCGGAATGGTTCCAGACCTGGAAGACCAGCGGCATTCACCAAGAGGTTTACGGAGTTCCGTATTACAGCCAGCTAGATAGTCTTACCGGCTATGGCTACCGGGAATGCTTTGACGCAGCAGCTGCAATGGTCGTTGGATTTCATCATCGTATAAAAAGCCAAGACGCTTATCGGCATGTACGCCGAAAGTTTGGTGATACAACAGCAGTCCACGCTCAGGTCTCTGCGTTGAGGTCACTTGGCTTGGATGCTGAGTTTCGCAGAGATGCAAGGGTTGAGGATATTGAGATTGAGATTGATGCTGGCAGACCGATCTTGGTTGGTTGGTTGCATAGAGGTGATCTCACCAAAGGCCAACCAGCAGTGTGCGACAGCGAGGGCTGTGGCCATTGGAGCGTAATTGTCGGTTACGACAAAGATGATTTCATCGCCATGGATCCAATGGGTATGCCATATATGGATACTGGCGGTCATAACCCCAAGAAATCAGGTGAACTGATCAAGATGTCGCGTCCTGCTTTCTACCAGCGTTGGTCTATAGAAGGCGAAGCAAGCGGCTGGGCCATATTTGTTGATCGATGAACTGGGGCTATATCAGCGCGTTTTGGACGACAGTCGTGATGAACTGTGTTCAACCTGTGAACTGGGAAGCATGTTTGCCAGTGCAGGACTGGTTATTTCCTGCTGTGCATGATTACATTCGGTTTAGGACAGAGGAACCTTATGCCTCCGAAAAACGAGCCTTACGATCCATCAATGGAATGGATGGTCGTTGAGCAAAGTCTTGAAGAGGAGTTGACGCTCGAACGCAGCATTAGGCAAATTGAGGACTGCGAAAACATAGATGTGCTGTCACAGCTTTGTGTTGCTATGGCGCGTCAACAGTGGCATCAGGGCAAGTTGTTGAAACAAGCTGTTGGACATATTGCTGGATTAGAGCAGGTTTAAGGATCTAGGTCAGCACGCTCACGACGTTTTGCCGCTCGACCATTCAACCTAGCGATAACAGATGCTTCCCACTCTTCCTTGTCTTGTGTAAGAGCATTAACGTAAGTATCTTGGTCGCATTCTTCTGCAAGATAGTTATAGACAATCTCACGCATCAACACTGAAGGCTTGAGATTTTTAGATTCTGCTTCTTTTAAAAATAGCTTTCCACGACTTGGTTCTAAAAGAACTTGAACGTAAATACGCTTGCCGTGATTACTTGCCATCAATCGGCACAATAGTACAGTAATGTTACCATGTTACTGAATTGTCAACCTTCTTTTTCCAGGCATTAGCCTGTGCTGATCGAGCGGAAGAACGTTGACGACTAGACCCAGCTCTAACTTTTTTGGCTCCTTCTAAGAGCATTGCAGCTCTTTGTATGTCAGCAGTCGTCGCTGAACGGACTGCTGCATACAGGCGATCCAACATGATTTGACGCCCTGATTTTGGTAGCGGCATTAGTCATCGCTCCAGCAAGCGTTTGGTGGAACGTTATCTCATTATTCTCGGTTAGCACAAACCATGTGGTTTCACGGCGAAAGATTCTAAGTTTCAAGCTTGCTGCGCCAGCTTATTGATCCAAGCAAAATCTTCCATGGGTGAAGCGGTTATGACACTTACGTCAACCCCGCATGAAAGAGCAGCAGAGACCTGTTGTTGAAAATAACGTGGGTCACTTTCGTAAGTGACTTGCTCTACGGACAGAGGTTTATGGTCCTCGTCATAGGCCGTAAATCGAGCAATGGCTAAGGGGAAATGATCTTCATCATCATCGACCTGGCAGTAGTAGAGATTAATTTTTTGCGGCACGAAGGCTAGCTCCTGAGAACTCTGTAAAAACTGATGCCACAAGGCTTTCAGCTTGATGACGCCCCAACAAATTACCGCAACGCTTGCGAATCCTAATGACAGCTCTGTTGTAGTCATCTGGGGTGATGTCGAAGCTTGTTTGAGAGTTAAGGATCAGGTCACGGATTAATTCTGATCGCTTGATGCCAGCACTTTCTGCTTGATCAGAAAGACGTTTGGCGATGTCTTCTGGGAGGTAGGTTTCGATTCTTTTCATTCCGTAATTTTACGGGTTTCCTTTTGGGTTTTTTGGATTTGTTGGACGATTTAACTCTAGGTTTGGAGCGTACCGAAGCAACGGTTTCAAGGTAGCCCGGAGGTTCGGGAACACCAGCCTTGCTAAGGATTTCGCTCCAATTCATCGAAAGGCTTCTCGCGCGTATAGATGCCGTAGGTGTCCCAACCGTGCCAAATGCTAGTGATAGCAATGGAAGAAGGTTGGGACAGGGGGTTGGGACAGTTAGATGTGTCCCAGCTCTTCCGCACCAATATCAACTACAACAGAACCCTCAGAAAGGTTGGGACAGGATAGGGGTGTCCCAGCCTTGTGTCCCACCTCAGATACCGCTCCAGCACTAGCATCTACCCCTGGTTGGGACACTTTCTTACCCTCTCCACGCGCGAGTATTGCTTTGTAGGAGTTGACTTGTTGTTTGGAACGGGACTTATCTGAGGCGTTTGAGACGACTAAGCCTCGTTTTTCTAATCGTTGGAGCGATTTGCGAATAGCGGCTGTTTTGCCATTGATGAGTGGGTCGTAAAACAGATCTTCGATAGTGCGTGATTCAGGGTGAACGACTCTGAGTTTTTGAAGGACACGATCAGCAACGGAGGCTGGTGAGGTGTTGTTTTCATCGACTTCGGGCGTGAAGTCACTGATGGTGAAGGACAGGTCATCTTGCATTTGCATGACGAGCTGTGTGTCCATACGACCTGAGCGTGACTTTTCAATTGTGATTAGACGGCTATGACCGCCTACACGGCCTCTTTCTTCATCATTGGGCTTGCGTAAGGCCCAGGTCTCGTCAACTGCATCACGGATGGCTGAGGTTCCCCTAAAGCCACCATTCTTGTTGGCGTGATGAACGATGAGAATTGTGGTGGCGGGGAACAGATCACCATTGTTTTTAGTGAGCCAATACAAGGGCTGAGCAAATTCAGACTTGTTCTCATCAAAGGCTCGACCACCAGAGCAACCAATAAGCGAGTCAATGACAACGAGTTTGGGGCGGTGCTTCTCCATGAGCTTGATGAATTGTGCATAGCGTTGAAGCTGCCAATCGGTCTGGATCAAGGTCTGATCAGTGATGGGGAAGTCCATCTCTTCCAGTTGCTCCTTGAGCTGGACCAAAGGCTGGTCACCGTTCAGCAGAAGGACAGGGCCTTGTTCGACTGGAACGTGATTGCCACGAACGAGGAATGGTTGGCCAGTTGCAATGTGTTTTGCAAGAGCCCAAGCGGACATGGATTTACCGTCACCACCAGCGCCATATATCAAGACGACAGAAGGATGAGGAAGGACATCAGGGATCAAGTAATCACGTTTGGCGTCCAGCTTCATCAGCTCTTTAACGGTCATCAGGTCTTGAGCTTTTTCGTACGACAGTTGATCGACGATTAATTTCTCAAGGGCTGATTGATCTCTGTAACCAGCTTGCAGGGCAAGGGTGTTGAGCTTGTAATTAACTTCAGCCGGGTTGTCTAGATCAAGGATGTGTTTGGCGCGGCGGATGACTTCATCGAAGTCGAGAGTTGCTTGGCGCGTTTCTTGAACTACTTTTTCCTCTGCTGATTTGACGACTTTGGCCAGATCGTCTGAAAACCTACGGCGTTCTGGATCCTCCCTGTCAGCCAAGAAAATTAAGGTACCGATGCCAATGCCATTGCCTTTGAAGGTGTTCCAGGCATCAGCACAGGGGTTGGAGTCTTCCCATTCAGAGGCGTAATCAGGATCTTCTGCTGACCATGCTGACCAAAGCATGAAGCCCATTTCATTGGGCAAAGCAGAATTGATTGCCATACCAATCCTGACCCAGTGATCCCTGGAGCCAGCGCCTTTACATGGGATGACGTTTAGGCAATCACGGACGATCTCAAAGATTTCGTCTTGGGTGCGATCAGTGAAATCAAGATCGCGTTTGTTGATTGTTTTTGGAGGCTGCTTCATTTCTGCAAGCAACCAATCTGGAGCAACAGGAATGGTATTCAGATCACCGTCAAAGCTGTAGTGACCAGCAGTTGAGTTCTTGCCACCTGGGTAGGCACCAAAGATGACGCCTTGACGCTTTGAGTTCCAGAGGATCTCGTAATCAGGGCAGTCATCGGTAAGTCCATGGCCTTCTACCTGGCTCCAGAGGTCTTCAGGGACGCGAAACAGGTACTTAGCTGCATCGTCCTTGGTTGAAGTGATGATTGGAGCGTCATCGATGGACGAGCCCCAGACTTTTAAGTGCTTGTTGAGGTGACGATCAACGTCAAGGATGACGATGCCATTGCCACGGATACCGGTAAAGACGCCAACAGCCTTGAGGTCAGGGTTGCGTTTGATTGCGAGGGCTACATCAGCAGGATCAAACTTCGAGTCGTAGCTGGCCTCTAGAGGGTTCTTACCAGTCGCTGGTTTGCCAGAGACCATTGGGGCATCTTTGGCATATATCGGTGCGTAGACCAAGCCAGAAGGCAGCTGGGCAACAAATTCCTGAAGGTTCATGTACTATAGAAGGGCGGTTATTTAACTCTCCCGATTGGCCCCCTGGTTCGTGGGCTAGTCGGGAGTTTTTTTATCCTAGCCCATATTGACAAAAGGCAAGGTTGTTTGTAGTTTGTTGGAGCGTCAAACACTGACGTGACAACCCACAAGACAACTTTTTCGTGAAACTTTCCGCAGGCTTCATTCAATCTCTTGAACAAGAGAATGACGGTAGTTCTTCCAAAGATAACTACCTTGGATATACAAAACTAGAGCAAGGTAAGCCAGCAAACTTTGCACTTTTAGAGCAAGACCCGCTTGAATACTGGCTTGTCTGGGCAGAAGCCAAAGCATCAGGCTCTATGAAGCCATTCCGTTTCATGGGTCAGCCATCATCTGATGAGATTGATTTAGAGCTTGGCTCTGAATATGTTCAGTCGATGAATTATGACAAGACAGCTATTCGCAAGCCTCAGCAATGCTTGACATGGCCTGTTTACAACTGGGACATGGATAGGGTTCAAGTCCTTGAAGTTTCACACATTTCATTGGCACGGCAGTTTGCAAAGTATGGCTTGAACAAGAAGTACAGCAAGAACTTGCTGGACTGGGATTTCGAGCTGAGCAAGATCAAAGCTGACATGGTGCGTTATGAGCTGTTGATCGTCCCCCGTGACGAGGACGAGCACAACGAGACTCAGATGGAGAAGGCTTGGCTGCAGGTGCAGAAAGGTGGATTTGACCTGAACCGAATGGTGACAGGCGAAGATCCGTTCAGCGAGGGTTGAACCATGGAGCCGCATATCAGCGAATCCGTTAGCCAATCCTTGGCATCAATCTCAGAATCTCTTGGTTGGATTGGTAACAACCTTCCTGAAACACCGAATTTCGACACTCAAGGCATTGAAAGTGCTCTTAGTAATGTTGAAAATGGATTTTCAGAGTTTGCTCCGCGAAACGGAGGGCAATACTTTGACAAAAGCCTTGAGAACATCGACGAGCATTTGGCTGAGTTAAATGAAACTATGGATCATCAACGCGACTGGCTTCATGACATTCACGTTTCCCTGCGTCATTTAGCTGAGCGAAAGGCTGGCCATAAACTCGGAGGGTATTGGGAGGACCAGGAGTAATCTTGGAGCGGGGGCCTTGCGCCCCCTTCTTTTTGGTGTAAATTAGTCTTGGGAAAGAGCGTCTAATGCCCGGTACAACAGAACTACCCGAGACAGTCACAGAGTTTTTAGAGGACGGTTCCGTTGCTGTCGTCGTTGGTCATTTAAGAGGTTGGGTTTCGAGCGCCCATTTAATTGAGCCAAAAGCAAACCAGCTAATGCGTAAATGGCTGGAAGAAAAATCAGAAGCTCTATTAAATGAGGACTATGACGGAGCAGCCTGACGCCCAAGACATATTGGCGTCACTGCGTCGATGGCAACTGGAACAAGATAACTCTGGCCCATTCAGGGTTTACAGAGATCAAGAAGGACAGATATATCACTCTGTCACCCATATTCTGAAGCACACAGCCCCTCAATCCCAGAAAGATGCATTGGCACGATGGTCCAAGAGACCTGGCAGTTCATTGGAGCGTGATCTTGCCTGTGACCGGGGTACTGTTGCCCATGAGCATTGCGAGTATGTACTCAAGACAGCAGCCAAGCTGGCACGTCAAAGTGCCAACAAGAAAGGAGCGTGGAAGGTTTGGGATGATGGTTTGGCACGTCCTCCAAAAGCCATCACCACCTGGGCACTTAAGAAGTCAGAGAAAGGAGCGCCGAAGGTATCGTGGGCAGCCCGTGAGTACGCCAGAGGTTTATCCGACTGGCTGGTAAGTGGAGCGGTAACGGCCATTCATGCCTCGGAATTCAGTGTTAGCCATTCATCAGGTTTTGCCGGAACAGCAGACGCCTTGCTGGACACAGAGCTAGGACTGACAATCTGCGACTTTAAGACGAGCGGCAGGGAAACAGACAAGCCCGAAGCCTGGTTAAAGGATCACCAGGACCAGCTTGGTGCTTATAGCCTCGCTTTATATGAAAGAGCTGGCATCCGTGTTGGTGGTGGAGCGGTAATTATCGGCAAACCTAATGGGACCATCCAGCTGCGAATGCTTAGCGAGCTTGAGATGCGTGGCTGCGAGGTCAGGTGGCAAGAGCGTATGGACCGATATATGGCGATGGTGGTTGCTGGAGCGGTGGGATGAAGCTTGAAGAAGCGTTAGACCTTTGTTATCGCGGCAAAAAGAATGTGGCAAAAGCAGCCGCAGAAGTCGAAATCCCATTTATAGAGATGAAACGTCTGCTGACTGCTTATATATTGGAACGTCCGATAAGCGGCCATTCATGGGAGGAAGAGCTAGAAGTTAGCTGGCCATATTGTTAATCATCAAGATCAAGGCGGCCAGTTTTTAGGGCATGAAGGTAAGCACGTTCAAGAGTAGTAAGTCCTTTACTATGTTTTTGATGGAGCGCAGCGATCGCCCTAGTTTTAGCGGCTGCTCTCATATCTTCTGGTCTTTTAGACCAACTAGAAAAACTAGTCATGACCACTCAACCTCTCTAATTAAGGTAGACAAAACCTTTAATGATTGAACGCTAGAAAGTTTGCGTTGAGATCTACTCAAGGCAGCGCCAACTATTTCAGGGTCATTTAATTTTATGTCGGCCTCCATCTCTTGAGCAATCAATTTAAGACTAAATTCCAAACGTTCTGGAATATAGTTTTCAAGATGATTGGAGGCTATCGCTTGCTTTCTGCCGATGATGACAGAAAGTAATTGGTTGATGGCACGGTCAGCTTGTTGTCGTGAGATTAGTTCTTTGTTCATTGATCAATACTGTGGTGTTGGGTCGTAATACACTTCAGCTTCAAGCATTGGGATGATCTCATATTCAAGAAGATCTCGCATTGAATGGGTAAGGTGTTCATCCATCATATGGCGCTTTTTTTCACGCTCAATAATGGACTGGAGTTCTTCGAGAATCTGCTGGAGTTTAGCTATTTCTAGCTCTTGTGTAATCAGTTCTTGATTCATTAGTGGAAGAAATCGTAGGCTGTGTCTGGTGTTGGGTCGTAATTTACTTCAGCTTCAAGAGCTGGTATTAACTCCAGCTCAAGGAGCTCTGTCGTGTGACTATGAAGATGTTGATCCATTTCATGCCGTTTATTTTCACGATTAACGATGCCTTCAAGCTGCTTTAGTATTCTTTCAAGCTTGTAAACCTCATATTCTTCTTTTGGTAAATAGTGATAAGTCATGAGTGGTTACGGATGAAAGTTTTACATTTGGCGACTTGATCAGCATCGATGACTTGATCAGGATCGCAAGAGTTAGACAGCATCAAACCATTACCTTCTTTGATTGCATTGAAGGTGCTGATGTAGTAGCTGCTAACCAGAGAACCAGCTCTGGTTTTGAAGAAGATGATCTTCTCCGTTTTGCTTGTGTAACGTCCCAAGCTTGCGATCAGGAAGCCACCGGATTCAGTGTTGACGTTCATTGGTGCGTTAGGCGAAGGGTGATACGGACTGGGTGTTGTACCCATTCCATTGTTTGGCTTGGTTCATAGCTTTAATTAAGCTGCATACTGCTTTGTCGTCACCAGTAGCCACAGACACCTCCAGGCGGTGCTGAAGCATCGCTAGGACGCTGTTGGTGTTGATTGGTTCGGAAGACTCCTCCAAGCTTGGTCCGTCTTCGCTCAAGTCGATCTCAGCTTGTGAAGCTGTGATGTCGTTGTAAGCGGTGGAACGTGAGACGCAAAACTTGGCGCTAACCATTGTGGCGACTGAAGCGGTACGGATGCCTCGTTCGAGCATTGCTCTTGTGTAACTGAGGCGGGCTTGGACTTCCTGCTGGGTTGACATAAGACGAATTGGAAAAGTTGGACAAAAAATTAAAGGGTGCAGTGCTGGAGGATCCGAATCTTGGCTAACAGGATTTCGGTTTTAGGTGTACAAGCGCATTCGTCCATCAACAGGTGCTCAATGTGAGCCAGATCCTCATTGTCGAGTTCAATGAAGTCCTGGAGCGTGACGCCTGTCCATTCGGCTGTGAGTTCTTTCATCTGAGGTTTGGGTTGAGTTCTGCTGGTGTTGGAACGCCTGCCATTTCGTCCATGAACAGCTCATGATCGATTAAATCTTGAAGCTTCTGACGGTCGTAGGCATCCAGCTCCATGGCGTCGATGTCATCGTCTGATGGCGGCCATGCTGGCTCAAGCTCACTGGGGAGCATGAAGTCGTCTTTGTCGTGATTCATTAGTTTGAGGTTGCGATTTTAGTAGCAAATAAATCGAACTGTTGAATGTTGCTGTCATCAGCTACATCCTGCCATTCTTTGACAACTTCGGCGCGGTAGTCGTCGCCGTTGTACTTAAAGAACTCATAGAAGAATGCAAGAGCGTTAACCGCCATGTTCTGCTCTTCGTCTGTGAGGATGACGTGGTGATTCATTAGTTAAATCCTAAAGTGTTCTGGTGCGGGCCTGTGGTGTACCAAGAGCAGACGGAGCCAGGGATTCCGCGTTGCGCTAACTGTTGATTCCAGTCGTCCGCTAACTCGTCAGCATCATTTTGTGACGTGACCAGTTGATAAACGACTTGATGGCCGTGTCGTTCGGTGTACTGGCAAAGATGAAAGACGTGGGTTTGTTGCTTTGGTTGATTCATTGGTTGATTGTGCTTTGCACTCCTCTAGTATTGCATCAATATCGGCCAGCCGTCAACAGCAAAGCATAAAAAAAGACCCCTAGCTGGGGTCTGGTGTTTGTTGGAACGGTGGCTTAGGTGTGGACTGATCCATCAGAATCAAGGCATCCAGGCATTCCACAAGTTGGAATAATGCCTGCCAGCCGGATGGTTGTGGGTGATTCTTCTTCTGCTGTCGGGTTAAATTCTCGCAATAGGGTCTTAACGTCTTTACCTGTCTCCATAGACCACATCGCAAGCTTCCACCATTGGGCCGTAGTCATCACTTGATAATGATCATTTGAGAGTTCCTTAGTCTCAGGATCAAGGAGTGGCGCACGATAGAGAGTGTTCATGGTTGGTTAGTTGATTGAATAAAAAAAAGGCCCGGCCTAAGCCGGGGTTGATTGTGTTGGTACGGATGACGCAATGAAGTAATAGTGGTCTTGATCGTATCCACTGGCTAAAAGCTGAACTTGCCATTCAGCCATTGGCGACGTTTCGATCAAGGCCAGTGCTGCGGCTTTCGCGTTTTCCATTGCGTCGAGGTCGTTGTCCCATTCGAGCGTCGCTCGCCAGGTTTGATCATTGTCTCGCTTATGCGAAGCCGTGATTCGCGAGCATCGGTGAGTAGTGGGCCCGATAAATTTCGTGCGAATAAGTGGGCCAGAGCAGAGCATCATGAGTTTGATTGATTGGTACGGATGAAAAAAGGCCAGCCGTTAGGCCAGCCAGTGTGTTGTTGGAGTGGTTACTCCTTGACGTAACAGTCAAACCAAACCTCAGCCTTGCGAGTGTCGGGATGGCTGCAGTGTGCTTGCGCTTGATCTTCTGTTAAACCTGTTTTGATCGTGCGGGTTTGCTTATGCAAGGTCGGATTAAACCAGCGAACGATTTTGTAAGTTTGCATAGTGTGGTTAATTGGTTCTCTAGAATACTAACAGACAAGAGGAAAGCCCGGCAGAGCCGGGCGATTCCTTTAGTTCTTGGCAGCTTCCGCAGCTTCGTCGATCTTGCGGATCGCTTCCGTCGCGTGCTTGATCACATCCTCTAGGTGATCCCTCCCGTCATCGTTCCATCTTTCAGATGAAACATAGTCAAGGATTGAACTCCTAAGAATCTCTTTGCCAATGCTCCGTAACTCAACGCTACCCGTCGCCGTCCTTGCTTCAATCTCGAAAGCTCGAAGCGATAAGCGGCAACCGGAAGCATCGAAACGATGGGTGACTTTGTGGTCCATGGTGTTGTTGTTTGTTGGAACGAAAGGGGAAGCCCGGCCGAAACCGGGCGATTGATTAGGCGATGTGAGCGGTGATCCAAGTGTGGACCTTATCCGCTAGTTCTTCGCACTGAGCGTCGGAACGTGTCTCTGATTCCATCCGAACGATGACACAAAGAGCTTCGTAAAGCTGCTCATCATCGAACGTACCGGCGGAAATCCGCTCATACACTTCTGGAAGTACAGAGCGGATAACCGCGGACTGGGTGATGTTTGACACGATCAAACGAAGCTAGGCAGCTCAGGCGCTAACGCTGCTACGCGATAGATCCGATGAGGGTTGATCCGTGCCCGTAACACTGCGAGACGTTGTGCATCTTGCTGTGTCTTGGGACGGCCTACTGGCTGCCAGCCTGCCTCGATTCCTTCGTACCTGGTGACAATGTGTCGCATGGTTTGGTCCGTTGGTTGGGTGGTCTGAAGGGTTGCTTACCGGCTTGTGTGCCGTGCCTTCAGGTTGGTTTCCTCGCATTGCCTGGGAGCAGCCCCGCGAAGGGGTGAGCCGGTGAGATTGCAGAGCGAGAGCTGGACGTGGTGCCCGGCTTGCCTGCGATTGGAGCGGATCGGCTCCCAAGCGTATTCAGTTGTCAAGGTTCGGATGTGAGGTGAACAGTTTGCCCCTGGCCCTTGCCAGGTATAACCGCACTAACCAGAGCCCTTACGGGATGGGCAGCCGCTGGCCGCTGTCGGGTTCCTGTTCACCTTGTCATCTTATCACACTATTGGTGACAAGTACAGCGAGCAGTTGGAGTCACCGGCGAGCCGACTTCTCTCCCCTTCGCTGTTACCAATAGTCTATCACAGAACAGGGAGAAATGGGGCACCAGATGGGGGTAGGGTGCCAGTTTTTTAACTGGCTATCAGTTAGCGGGTACCCCAAACATATATCCGTTAAATAGTTCTCTTGTAATAAAAAAGCCCCCACATTTAGTGGAGGCGGGGGTGGGGGTTGAGTTTTGCGGTCGTATCAGTCGGCCCTGTCCTGAATTTTGATAGTCAGATCAGGCGCTTGGATATTGACGGTTTCAGTGGACTCACCAATTACGCGCCCAATGGAATCCAGCACCTGGCTTGCGGTCTGCAACTGCCCCTTCTTGATCGCCTGATTAAACAGTTTGGTACGCATGTGCTGGAGTCGCGCCAACATATTTTCGCGGTCAGACTTCCAGTCTTCATCAACGAGAAGCTTTACTTCGGCCCAATCACGCCAAGCGGTATTGATGCTGACCTGTTCACGTTCAACGTGCTCATAAACAAGCGCCCTAGCCGACAACCCTTCAAGTTGCCGACGATATAAACGCCGCACACGGTCCTCTTTTGCATTATTGGAGCGGCGTTCGTCTTGAGTCATGCTTGATACGACCTTTTCCAAGATCTTAACTGGTAGAAAGGCTTCTAGCCTCTGATTAAGGGGGGCAGGGGTCAAGAATCTGTGTAATGTGGCATTTATGAGCCAAAAAACCGCACCAATTGAGCTTCGATGGGCTCAAGGGCAAGTATTTTCCTGTGAAAAACGTTTTCGGGTCCTAGTAGCAGGACGCCGCTTCGGTAAATCGTATTTGTCTTGTGTTGAATTGGTGCGTGGAGCGATCAATCGCCCTGGGGAGACATTTTTTTATTGTGCTCCGACGTATCGGATGGCAAAGGACATTGCGTGGCGAGCATTAAAGAAGCTTGTGCCACAAGTTTGGATCAAGAGTAAGAACGAGACCGACCTACGACTTGAGTTAATTAATGGATCAACGATCGAGTTGAAGGGAACAGAGAACGCAATGGCTTTGCGGGGCCGCAGTTTGTCCGGGGTCGTATTAGACGAGGCTGCCTTTATGAGTTCGGACGTATGGTTTGAAGTTATTCGACCTGCGTTAGCGGATAAGGAGGGTTGGGCATTATTTATTTCAACACCGGACGGTACAGCTAGTTGGTTTTATGACTTGTGGTGTTATGTACCGGAGGACGAGACAGGGTTGTGGGAACGATGGAGTTATACGACGATTGACGGGGGTAATGTCAGCAAGCATGAAGTGGAAGCTGCCCGCGCCCAGCTTGACACGAGAACATTCCGTCAAGAATTTGAGGCTAGCTTCGAGAATTTAACGGGACTTGTTGCGATCAGCTTTGGTGATGAGAACATCTCTCAAGAAGCCAAAGACATCAAGATTCAGCCATTACTACTTGGAGTTGACTTTAACGTCGATCCCATGAGTGGTATTTGTGCGGTCAAGGATGGCGAGACGTTATATGTATTTGACGAGATTATGTTGACGGGCGGTGCAACAACCTGGGATTTTGCCGAAGAAGTTACACGTAGATATGGCGTAGATCGAAGAATTATTGCTTGTCCTGACCCTACAGGCGGCGCACGAAAAACAAGTGGGGTAGGTGTAACGGACCATGCAATTTTGCGTCGCAGTGGATTTACGGTCCAAACACCAAGAGCGCCATGGAAGATCCGCGACAAGATCACAGCAGTGAACACTGCATTAATGGATGCATCTGGAACGCGAAGGACGGTAGTGCATCCAAGGTGTAAAAACCTAATTAAATCGCTGCGAACACTGACGTATGCACCTGGAACAGGGCTACCAAACAAGAATTTAGGAGTTGACCACGCATTTGATGCGTTTGGTTATTTAGTTTTGCAACAGTTTAATTTGGCAAAACCAGAAACAATGGGGCCAACTTCTTATCGGTTGTATTGAAGTTGTTATTGGACGTGTTGCCAAGACCGTCCAACAATTGCTTTATATGCAGTTGATTGCGCTACATCAAAAGCTAAGCCGCATTCAAACGAGCTAGCGCCACCAGCAGCAAATTCACGCATTTCACGCACGGTATCTTCCGTCAGTTTTGAATTTTGCTGGTCTTCGCCCTTGCGATAAAGAATCTGTTTTCGCTGTGCGATCTCTTCAGGGCCTTGAGTAGTCACAAACTTGTGATCACAGACGGTGCATTTCCTGTAACGACGAATTTCTCCTGGCTTTTTCTTGTTGATGGAGATGACGCGGCTATTGCTCCCGCACTTTGGGCAGTTCAAGGTTGATGTTGATTGGCACGAAGGGCTAGACTAGACCAAAGATGATCCCCATCATGCCCCAAGGCCCTGGAACTTATGGCACAAAAAAGGGTCGCCCCCCCGCCAAGAAAAAGAAGGGCATGAAGAAAGGCTCCAAGAAAATGCGTTGCACCTGTGGCAACTAGAAACGAGCCTACAGATAAGGCGCTTTATAGCCGTGTCAAAGCGGCTGCGAAGCGTAAATTCGCTGTATACCCCAGCGCCTATGCCAATGCTTGGCTGGTGCGGGAATATAAAAAGCGTGGTGGCACCTACCGGAAAGTAAGTGATGGCGGAACGAAAAAAGCCAAAAAAACCAAGTAAGGCCAGCAAGCCCAAGGGTGGGCTTAGTCGTTGGTTTGATGAGAAATGGGTCGATGTAAAGACCGGAAAGCCTTGTGGCCGCTCCAAAGGCGAAGACAGGGATTATCCAGCGTGCCGTCCATCAAAGCGCGTATCCGCCAAGACGCCTAAGACAACAGGAGAGATGTCACCTGCAGAAAAAGCACGATTTAAGCGTGAAAAGACTGGTTCAAAAAAGATAAGTTACCAGCACAAACGTCGTAAGCCCAAAGGCAAGAAGTAGAACGTTTCATTGCCCATGGCGACTAAGACAGAGTAGAATCACGGCATAGACCCTTTTATGCCCAGCCATGGCCATCCTTCGTGGTGAACAAGGTGCTGTTCAGTTCGACGCTGCTGGATCTTCCAACGCCACCATCGTTGGAACCCGTAGCTGGACGCTAAGCATCACCAAAGACACGCTAGACGTTACCGATCACGGTGACACATCCCGTTCATTTGTCGGCAGCTTGGTTAGCGGTTCCGGCACCGTTGAACTGGTGTACGACCCAGACGCGACTGGTCAAGCAGCGTTTGTTGAGGACGTACTTACCAATGCAGATACTGCAGACGCCACGTTCGAGTTGTTTACAACTGGCACAACATCCGGCACTGATTCCGTCAGTTTCGCTGGCATTATCACCAGCATGGACATTGCGTCCACAGTTGGCGATTTAGTTGTTGCTACCTGCAACTTCATCACCAGCGGCAATATCACCTCCAACCTTGAGTAAGGGTTAGGGCAATGGCAGAACGCAAAAAGCGTAAACGTGGCCCCAACCTTAGTGTTGGGCGCGGCGAAAAACTGCCTGCCAGTAAAGGTGCTGGCTTAACTGCCAAAGGTCGTGCGAAATACAACCGGGAAACCGGTTCTAATTTGAAACCACCAGTCACAGGTAAGCCAAAAACAAAAGAGGAGGCTGCCCGCAAGCGTTCTTTCTGTGCCCGAAGTCGTAGTTGGACTGGTGAACGAGGTAAAGCAGCTCGTCGTCGCTGGGGTTGCTAATCACTCATTTCTAAAGTGTCATGACCTACTCAGTCCCCGGCTCAGTCAGAACCCACCTAGTCAGCTCCTCTTATTTAGGATCAGTTGATAGTCCATTTGTTCGCACCCGAGCGGTGATCGATCAAATGAAGGGCTGGGAAATCATGAAAGCCGTGGTCTCCGGCACTGAGTATCTACGTGATAACAGCGAAGCATTCCTCCCATTAGAACCCCGCGAAGACTATTCGGCATACCTAGCACGTGTAAATCGTGCTGTATTCACGCCATATACCCAACGGTTGATTCGAGCGGCAGCAGGCTTGATCCTGCGTAAACCAATCAATATTGTTGGCGATCCATATTGGACAGAAGTCTTCAACAAGGATGTTGACGGTTGCGGTTCAGATCTAGACGAATATGCACGTCGTTTAGTGATTTGTGCATTGACCTATGGCCATTGCCATACGTTGGTTGACTTTCCCGCTCCAACAGAAGCCCGAAGCCTTGCAGAAGAGCGTGCATTAAATCGTCGCCCATATTGGATTGAGGTTGACCCAACCAAAGTGTATGGCTGGCGTTTGGACCGTGAATCCAACTATGGCAACCTGACGCAAGTGCGTATTGGCGAAAAAGCTGTTATTCCTGACGGTGAGTTTGGAGAAAAGGTTTATGACCAAATTCGTGTCATTGAGCCGGGTCGTTATCGCGTCTATCGGCAAGAAGAGCAAAAGAAAGCGATGCAAGGGAACTTCCCATACCCCTCTTCGTTTGACCAATCAGACGCTACGGCGGAGTTTGAGCTTGTTGAGTCTGGGCCGTATTCACTTGATCAAGTCCCCCTGGTCACCGTATATGCGAACAAGACGGACACGTTGACAAGCCGTCCACCACTTTTGGACATTGCTCATCTAAATCTTGCTCACTTCCAGCGCCAAGCTGACTTGATCCACAGCTTGCATATCGCATCACAACCGATGTTGGTGCTTGAGGGTTGGGACGATCAGACGAAAGATATGGCGATTAGTGTCAACTATGCGATGGCGACGCAGCCGGGAAACAAGGTTTACTACGTGGAGCCTGCCGCTAGTGCTTTTGAAGCGCAATCTGCGGAGATCCAAGAGTTACAGCAACAAATGGCGACGTTGGGTATCAGCACGCTTAGCCAACAGAAATTCGTAGCTGAATCTGCCGACGCACGACGCCTAGACCGTATCGACACGAATTCAATGCTGTCGATGGTCTCCATGGATCTGGAGTCAGGTTTGCAGAAGGCTTATAACTTGGCTGCTAATTACTTGGGTATTGAGCCACCTGAAGTGAAGATCAGCCGTGACTTCGATCTTCAGCGTCTTATTGGTCAAGACATTACGGCAATGGCTCAGCTATTCCAAGACAGCATTATCGACCGCGAAGAGTTCCGCGAGATGTTGGTACAGGGTGAAATCCTTCCTACATCAGCAGAGTCGCAGGACCAAGCATCAGAGGTACAGTAGGGGCATAACAGCTCTTGTTCTCATGGGACTTCGTTTTGAAGAGATCAACCCTCCCAAAAAAGAGGGATCTTCAGCTTCTGCTGCAAAGAAAGAAACTAAAAAAGCTAAAAGCAGTAAAGTAGAAGAGTAAATCTACTTTTCACAATGGAAGAACAAGTCATCCAGGAGACGCCTGTGGCAACTCCTGATCAGCCCGTGGCTGAGACTGCGACTTCAACTCCTGCTGTAGACGTTTCAGCATACGAGCAACAAATTCAGGCGTTAAAAGTACGCGCCAATGAAGCCGAGGATAAATTCCAAGGCATCAAGGGCAAGCTTGATGATGTCTACAAAAAACAAGACGATCAGCGTAGAAAAACGCTTGAGGACCAAGGTCAATGGAAAGACCTTTGGGAAGAAGCCAACAAAACTGCTCAAGAAAAGCAAGATCGAATTGGCGAGCTAGAGCGTCAATTACAAGATCTTCGGGTTTCAAACGAAACTGCAGCAATGCAAACGTCTGCTTTGTCTGCGATTAGTCAGGCTGGAGCGATTAATGCTGAGCAAATGCTGCAATTAGTGCAGAACGGTCTTAAGAAGTCTGAAGATGGCAGCGTCAAAGTTCTCGACGGTGGCGTTGAACAAGACCTAGGTGTTTATTTAGCCAAGCTAAAAAATCCTGGTTCTGGCTTTGAACATCACTTCAAGCCAAGCACTCAAGCTGGGATGGGAGCTAAGCCATCAACAGGAACTGCAGGTACTACGGGCATGGCCAACCCCTACGCAGACGCGACAGCGAACTTAACTCAACGTATGATGTTGGAAGAAACTAACCCTGATCTTGCAGCTGTGCTCAGGAGAGAGGCTGGTAAATAGTCCCTGTGGGACACCATCTCAAGTCTGTGACTTGATCCACCGCAAACATTATCCCTGAATAAGAAATGGCTGCTCCATTTCAGAATTATTCCGGCGGTGTCCTACTCGCGGACATCGTAAAAAGGAATAATCTCAGCACCTATGTGTCTGAGGCCATCAAAGAGCGCAGCTTGTTTATCAAGTCTGGCGCTGTCATTCGTAACGCACTTCTCGATTCACGCGAAGGCGGTACTCGCATCCAGGTTCCTGAGTTCAATCCTGTATCTCCAACTGAAGAGATCTTGGACGGAACAGCAACATGGGGTACCAGTTCTGGTGGCTATCTAACGCCACAAAAGATCGGTACTGGCACTCAAATTGCAACCATCTGCCATCGCGGTTTCGCGTATGCCGTAGATGACGTTGCAGTTTTGGCGGCTGGTGAAGATCCAATGCTTCACATCCGTAACCAGCTGGCTGATGCAATCAACAAGCTGAACAGCGCACGTCTGTTCTCACAGCTTGCTGGCTTGTTTGGCACAGCACTTTCTGCCAACGCGCTGGACAAAGGTAAAGGTGCTGCTTCTGGCGGCGCTGAGGCCAACTTCCTGACTGCTGCAACAGTGGCAGAAGCCCGCTCCAAGCTTGGAGAGCGTGGTGAAGAGCTGGACACTCTGATTGTTCACCCTTCCGTTGCTTACTACCTGTATCAGGTAGGAATGCTGACCTTCTCTACTTCAGCACTCGCCGCTGCTGGCGCAGTGACTTGGGGTGGTGGTGGCGTAGGCATTGGCGCTCGTGAAGTTGGTGAGTTTGCCGGTATGCGCGTTGTTGTTGACTCACAGGTCAACACCGTTGCTCCTGGTACGTCCGGCCACCAGAAAGAGTTCTACTGCTATCTGGTTAAGTCAGGCACCATTCTTGAAGGTGTGCAGCAAGATCTTCGGATTGAAGCTGACCGCAACGTCCTCTCGAAGCAAGACGTGCTTTCTGTGGATTACCACAGCACCTATCACGTGATGGGAACTAAGTGGTCTGACGCTGGTGACAACCCCACCAACGCCAACCTGGCTACCGCTAACAAGTGGGCCGCCACTTATGACATCGACCTGATCCCTATGGTTCAGTTGACTGTCAACACTCCGCTGGATACCAGCACCATCTGATCTTGATCAGAGCAAAGGCCCTACCATTAGGTGGGGCCACCTTATTATTGCCTTATGGCTGCCACGATCAACGCCACACTCAAAAGCGCAACAGCCAACAGCTTTGTGACGTTGGCAGAAGCAGATGCGTATTTTGAAACCGTCCCAAGCTCAACGCAATGGGATAACAAACAAGACGACAACAAAAACCGTGCTTTGATTTCAGCCACCCGCTGGATCGACACATTGAATTTCTATGGTGATCGTTGCGATGCAGACCAAGCTTTGAGCTGGCCACGCAACAATTACCACGTTGATCGCGTTGAATTAACTTGCAGTGTCATTCCAGCGGACATTAAGTACGCTACTTATGAATTGGCGCGTGCATTAGCAAATGACACGGACTCGATTACAGGGACTACCGGCGATACGGGGTTATACGAAGCCGTCAAGCTTGGAGAACTCGAAGTCAAGTACAACACTTCTAGCCAAGCTACTGGAACTGTCAATAACGTATTCGACGTTTACCCTTGGCTGCAGTCTTATCTTGGTGCTTATTGTCTTGGAGGTAGTGGTAGCTATCAAGTACGTACTGTGAGGGGTTGAGATGCCAGGAGCACTAGATAGTTTATTCAAAAGCGTTGCCAAATCAGTTGTCGCTGATCTGGGCAAATCCCTTGACACGACAATCATTTACACCCGCAAGGCATCGCCAACGTATAACACCAGCACTGGTGCGTTAACGACGACAGACACGTCTTACTCTTTTGACGCCCCAATCGAGTTTGTCGATTCTGAAGAAGAAGAGGGCCGCGAAGAGCGCAAAGCACGTTTATACATTACCCCCGATCAGATTGGGGACAACCAGCCCACTTTTGAGGACGAAGTAAGCCTTAAGTATGCGGGTTCCAATCGTGCTGCTCAGATTACTGATGTTCGCAGTTACAAGGGCGGGCAAGAGTATCTGTTCGTTTTATTGGTGCGTTTCTAATGGCCAAACGTGCTGGAATAGACGAGATTATCCCTGATCTTGACGCACACATGCAGGAAAGTTTTAATAAACTTACCCGTGAAATAATGCGAAAACTTGCGACTAAAAAACGCAGTCCTGTTTATACGGGCTTCTTCGCGTCTAGCTGGATGGCTGATCGTCAAAGAATCCAGCCACAAGATGATCTAGAAGAGCCATGGCTAGGCATTAAACGTAAAAAGTCTGCCGATCCAAAAAACAAAGACTATAAGATTGATCCTCGCTTTTATCCTCCCGATAAAGCTTTTAATTTTAGAAGACGTGTTTATATAGGCAACAAGACTAAATATGCTATATGGGCTTTAGAAGATGGCCGTGTCCAGCGTTTTGTGCAAAGCCCGGAAATGGCAAAACTTGTTAAAAGCAACTTCAAGGAGCGCCGTGCTCTTGTCTCGGTAGCAGGCAAAGGTGGTGTTGGCAAGTTTGGTTCTTTCTCTGGCAAGACCTATATTGACTACAACGAGGTGGCGCAATGACTCTTGCAAATGCTCGCGCTGCCTTTGAAAAAGCTGTTACTGATGCCGTAGCAGCGGCTGACGCTACAGTTCTGATGAAGTACGACAACGTTGCATTTACAACTCCTGGTAAGACGAAGAAATACATTCTTATGTCCGTCAGTTTCGGCCAGGCAACACTCCAAAATCAAGGAGCAGCGCAGGATTACTATGCCGGAACGATCCAGTGCAACGTCTACGTGCCAAAGTCTGCTGGAACGTCAGTCTTGGCAGCAATAAGTGAATCTGTTATTGACGGCTTGACTTCAGTAAACGCTAGTGGCTATGTAGACACGTTTAGCACTAAGCCCAGAGTGTTGGACATTGTTGGGCCTACTCCGCTTGACATTGAGGACAGATCGCACTTTGTCGGCGTAATTTCTTGCCAATTTACTGCTACGGCGTAGTATTGTATTGAGAACACGTAAATCTTCCATGCGAGCTGCAGAGCTTCTTCGTAATAAGTTTGGCGTAAGCCAGCTATACAAACATGCAGTAGAGCAAGACGGCGAAGTGGTTCTTGAGGTGTATTGGCATCCACTTACTATTTCCGAGCGTGAAGCAATTCAAAAAAATACAGAAACAGATGATGGGGTTGATTTTGCCCTGGGCATGATGATCCGTAAGGCTCTAGATGCTGATGGCAATCGTCTTTTTCAGGATGGCGAAAAAGCTGTTTTAAAAAATTCAGTCGAGGCTGCAGTCCTCCAAGACATCCAGCTGGCGATGCTTTCTTCAGGGGCAGAAAACAAGGTGGAGGAAGCGAAAGCTAGTTTGAAAAGCTAGTAACGACTGGTTTTTCATATTTTTTCTTGCTGAAAAACTTGGAATGACAGTAGCTCAGCTAACTAAAAGCCTTACGCAAGAGGAGTTGGTTAGCTGGGCTGCTTACTTTTCGATTAAGAGCGAAGAGGAGGAAAAAGCCCGAGATCAAGCCAAAGCGGTTCAAAGTGCCAAGATGAGGTGAGCACGGTAGAGTGGGCTGAGCAGTAGACGTGCGTTTAGCCATGGCCGATTATGGCATCAATATTGGCGTAAACGTACAGTCCGGTTCGCTGACCAAATTGTCTCAACAGCTAAAAGAGCTGCGAGCAATAGAAAAAGATTTAATAGATATTCAAAAATCAGGATCGGTATCTCAGAAAAAACTTACGGATGCTCGACGAGCGGCAAAAGACGAGATTAATGCAAACAAAAAAGCTGCTCTAGATTCTGCGAAAGCGTTTGCTCAGAGTACCGGGATTCTTCAAAAAGGTATTGGTGCGTTAAAGGAGCAGGAGAATCAGCTCAGGGCTTACAGAAGAAGCACTAAGAACGCCAAGGAAGGATGGACTACGTTTACGCAGGCCATTGTAAAAACTAATTTTTCTGGAGCATTTAGTCAGTTAAAAGCCTTCAATAGGGAGGCAAAAGCTACTGCTGACACTTTTAAATTAATGTCAATGGGTGGGGGCGGGCCTGCTTTTGCAAGAGGTTCTTCAATGCAGGATCTTTTGTCTTTTGAGCCTGCAAACACGACTAATGCTTTAAGAGCTTACAGCGATGTACTTGAGGGAGTAATTGTCAAGGTTGATCGAGCTTCTGACACATATAAAGAACTTGCCGCTCGAATCGCTGAAGTAAATAACCAAATGGCAGGAACCCCTGGTCGTATGGGGCCAGCTACTGATCTTGATTCGCCAGAGGCTGCGGCCCAAAGAGCAGAATTTAACAGACGTAATAGAGAACGTCGTAATCAACGCCTAAAAGGAGCAGCTGGTGGTGCTCTCTTAAGTGGAGGCTTTCCTCTTTTGATGGGTCAATCGATGACAGCATCCGCTATTGGTGGAATAGGCGGAGGAATTGGTGGCGCGTTAGGAGGAACGTTCGGGTTTGCATTAGGCATTATTGGTACAGCTCTTGGAGAAGCTATTGAGAAACAGCTTAAATTTAATGAGGCATTAAAAGACTTAAATGTAAGTTTTGCTCAGGCCGGAAGTAATAGCAAGATTCTTGCAAGCGATATTGATGATTTAGCAAAATCTTTAAAAATTACAAAAGAAGAAGCTCTTGAGCTGGCGGGAGCTTTTGCCTTTCTCGGGGATAAAAACTTGGTTTCGGGCGCAGCTAAGCTGTTTGGCAGTAAGCAAAGATTTGACTTATTCGCTGGTATTAGCGATGAAGCATCATTTGCAGCTGTTGTTCTTGATATTGCTAATGAGTTTGGCGACATACAGGCGACTCAACTGTTAAATGACGCAAAAGGCAAGAATTTTGACGAACAACGAATACTGGCTACAACTAGGCTGAATAAATTAAAAGAAAAAACAGTAAAACTTACGAAAGAGGAATTAAATACTACCCAATTAAGACAGTCCAGAAGAAGATCCGTGGCCGTAACGGGGCTAAGGACTCCTGTAAGCCAAGAAGAAGCAGCGGGCATAACAGAATCTAGAGCAGATTTGTTGAAACAGTTGGCTCAACTGAAAGATACAGGGAAGACAGGAGGGTCTGTATCCGACCCGACTATTGGATTGCAAAAACGTTTAGATATTATCCTTGGTCAAATAAACAGTGAAGAAGACTTGCTGGAGCTTCAAGGGAAACAGTCGGAACTTTCTCGAATTATTCTTCGCCAAGAAAAAGCAATAACTAAAGCCAAGGCTACAGGTGACGCAGAACGTAAAAAGCTTGTTGACGAGGAGGATAAGATATTAAGTAGAGCTATCGAAGCTGGTTCTATAGAAGCGGCTAACTTAAAATTCAGCCGTGAATCACTTGCTTTAGCAGATAAAACTTTAAAGCAGACAGAAAATTTAGCTAAACCGTTGCAGGATCAGCTTAAAGCTATAAAAGATAAGGCCGCTTTCGAGCGTGAATACGGCGAGCTTATTCGTGCAGGCGTTATACCAGCAGTGGCCCAGCAAACTGTTGAAATTAATGAACAAATTAAAGAAATTGACCGTTTGTTGGAAAAACAGCTTGAAGAGATTGACTTACGAATTGAGTCTTTGCAGCTTCAAGTTGATAAAGCAGCAGGAACGGAACTCGAAGCAAAGCTCCAGGAAAGATTAAATGAAGCATTAAGGCGTCGTAACGAGATTGAAAGCGCAGGCGAGCAAGCTAAAGGCGCAGCTAAAGATGCCATAAAGACAGATGAAGATCGGATTCGAGCCGCTATAGACGCAATTCAAGGACAGATAAATACATTGATGGACCCTGTTAACCAGCTAATTAGCTTGGCGGACAGCTTGGGTAACTCCTTCAGCGAGTCGTTTAAAGGCATTGTTTCAGGAAGCATGACTGCTCAGCAAGCGTTGGCCAACCTGTTCCAACGCACAGCAGATCACTTCTTGGATATGGCTGCACAAATGATTGCAGCTCAGATCAGGATGCAAGCGGTGAAATTGTTTATGAGTTTCGGTGCGCCTATTTTTGGTGGGGGTGCGCCAGCTAGCAAATACGGGTCAGCAGCCAATCTTGCTGGACCTGGAGGTAATTTTGGATTGGGCTCAGGTCCAGGTTTTGCCGATCCAAAACTGTTTGCACCACCAACGCTTATGGCGGCCAAAGCACTTGGCGGACCAGTCTCAAGAAATCAACCTTATCTAGTTGGCGAGCGTGGCCCAGAGATGTTTGTCCCTGGAGCGCAGGGTAATATCGTTCCAAATAATGCAATGGGCGGTGGCGCTAGTGTGACTGTGAACGTTGATGCTTCTGGCTCTTCTGTCGAGGGTGATGGCAATCAAGCCGCGCAACTTGGCAAGGCGATTGGCATTGCAGTACAACAAGAACTGATCAAGCAAAAACGACCTGGAGGCTTGTTGACTCGCTAATGGCTGTATTTCCTTCAATTACACCGACCTATGGCGTGCAAAAAAGCAGCACCCCTGCGGTGCGGAAAGTGCAGTTTGGTGATGGCTACGAAGCCAGGTTGACGTTCGGTCTGAATCAAAACCCCAAGACTTACAACCTGACGTTTGAAGTGTCTGAGGCCGATTCCGACACTATCGAAACGTTCTTGGATGCACGGGCTGATGACAATGCAAGTTTTGATTTTACGCCGCCTGGGGAAAGCACCAGCTCAAAATTTGTTTGTGAACAGTGGAGCAAGTCGATTCCTTATCTAAACCGCGCCACATTGCAGACAACATTCCGCGAAGTATTTGAACCCTAATGGCTGTATCGTCTTGGGCCGCTACCACCGCATTTTCTGTTGGTGATATTCGCCGTGCCACAACAGATCAAGCAACCGGCTTATTCTTTCAATGTGCGGTTGCTGGAACGTCTGCTAGCACCGAGCCAAGTTGGCCAACGGATGTAGGCAGCACCATTGTTGATGGTGGCGTCACATGGACTGCAATCAGCAGTGTCTACGAGGAACTACTAAAGCTTTCCCCAAGTGCAGTTATTGAACTTTTTGAGTTACGCCTAGATAATAGTTTGCATGGCAGCTCAGATGTATATCGTTTCCATAACGGTATGTCTAGAAACAATGTAAATATACAAGCAAACGTAGTCTTTAACTCTCAGGAATACGTCAGGCTGCCAATCGCAGCGGATGGGTTTGAATATTCCAACACCGGAACATTGCCGCGCCCCACATTAACCGTCAGTAATTTAGACGGCACAATGACTATTTTGCTTGCATTAGTAAATGCAACGACTGCTGGTAATGACCTTGGTGGAGCGGAGGTTCGACGGATCCGCACTCTGAAGAAATATCTTGATGACATTAACTTTCGATTTACCGAGGCTGCTGTCACGCAAGATAATGATCCGTTGGTAACTCAGGCCGGAGAAAACTTGAACTTTGGTCGTCTTGGTAATCCAAGTGGTGTGGCCGACCCTCACGCTGAGTTCCCGCAAGAGCGATGGTTTATTGATCGCAAAGCAAATGAGTCGCGTAACTCAGTGACGTTTGAGCTAGCCAGCAAGTTTGACCTAGCTGGACAGAAGTTGCCAAAACGTCAGATTATCGCGAACGTTTGTCAGTGGATTTATAAGTCCTCAGAATGTGGTTATAACCCTGCTGTCGGACCAGGCAAACAGATTGATGGCGTTACCTATACACGGTTTGATGTAAACAACGAGGGCGTCACAACTGACGCTGAAGATGTATGCGGCAAACGAGTTGCTAGTTGCAAATGCCGCTTTGGCGACAATGCAGAGCTTCCGTTTGGATCGTTCCCTGGAGCTGGCTTAACCAAATGATGAAGCTAACAGCCGCAATGAAGGCTGAAATCCTGCAGCACGCCAAGGATGAGTTTCCGCGTGAGTGCTGCGGCCTGGTTGCTGTAATCAAAGGACGGCGCAAGTATTTTCCGTGCCAGAACATTGCTGAAACACCTGACGAGCACTTCATCCTTAGCGGCTGGAACGTTGTTGAGGACCAAGGAGAAGTCGTAGCGATTGTGCATAGCCACCCAAAAACCAAACCTGAGCCATCAGTTGCCGACAAGGTTGCGTGCGAAAAATCAGAACTGCCCTGGTTCATCGTTAATCCCAATACGGAGGCTTGGGGAGGCTGCGAGCCAACTGGTTTTGAGCTGCCTTATGTGGGTCGTGAATTTTCCTTTGGCGTTATCGATTGCTACACGCTGGTGCGTGACTGGTACAAAAAAGAATGGGGATTGAGTTTGCGAGATTATGAAAGGCGTGACAAGTTCTGGGATCGCGGCGAAAACCTGTACCTAGATAATTTTGCGGCAGAAGGCTTCCGCAAGATTCCGGTTGATGAGGTGCAGCGCGGTGACCTGCTGTTGATGCAACTGGTTTCGCCTTTACCGAATCATGCAGCGATTTATCTAGGCGATCAGCAAATCTTGCATCATGTGCAGGGCAGGCTGTCTAGCAGGGATCTTTATGGCGGTTACTATGGAAAGAACACTGCTTGCGCCTTGAGGCATGAAAGTCGTTAAGGTCTACGGCGCACTCAGGAAGCGGTTAGGCCAGTGTCGATTTGAGTTTGACGTAGCGACACCAGCGCAGGCGATCAAAGCGTTGTGTGTAAATTTCTCTGGCTTAGAGAAATGGTTGATGGATAGCGAAAAAGACGGCGTTGGTTATCGAGTAACTGTTGGCAAGGAGCACATCACTGATGATCTAAGTCCGTTAGTAATGCCTTGGAGCGAAAAAGAGGTTTTCAGTATTACGCCGGTTGTTGCTGGTGCGGGCAGGGGTGGAGGAATGATTGCTGTTGGTATTGGACTAATTGCTCTTGCAGTTGTTACTGGCGGAACTTCGATTGCATTTACTGCAGGTTTTGGCTTAGCGCAGGGTGTTACAACGGCCACTTTTGCAACAAGTTTTGCAATCGCCGCTGGAAACCTCGGTCTTTACATGGTTCTTGGTGGTATTGCTCAAGCACTTTCGCCTCAGCCTGAGCCAACCAGTCTTGACGAATCAGTGCAGCTTGAGTCTTTTGCGTTCTCTAACGTTGTAAATACCTCAAAGCAGGGGCTGCCAGTACCGATAGCCTATGGAAGAGTGTTCGCTGGATCAGCAGTGCTATCTAGCAGCCTTGACGTTGACCAGAAACAAGCATGACAGAGACTAAATACGTTGCTGGCGCGGGTGGTGGCGGCAAGTTTGGCGGCAACAATGGTCCACCAACTGAAGCAGACGACACTCTGCAGTCGGTCCAGTTTGCAAACGTCTTGGATCTAATTAGCGAAGGCGAAATTCAGGGTTTAGACGACGGCAATAAAAGTATTTTTCTAGACAGTACGCCAGTCCAAAACGCAGACGGTAGCAACAACTTCAGTGGTTATAGCGTTACTACACGCAATGGCACTCAAGCGCAAAACCATATTCCAGGAGATTTTGCTGCTACGCAAGTTGAAAGAGCTGTCAACGTTGAAGTAACAAACGGCACGCCTGTCACTCGTAATGTTCTTGCATCTGAGGTCGATCGTCTTCGTATAACGCTTACGATCCCTGGGCTGCAAAAAGTTGAAGATGATGGCGATATTGTTGGTCATAGCGTTCAGATAAAAATACAAATTCAATATGACAGTGGTGGATTTAACGATGTAATTACAGACACGATTAGCGGTAAAAGCAGCAATAGGTATCAGCGTGACTATATGGTCAACCTGACAAGTAGCACTAACGTGCAAGTTCGCATGGTGCGAGTCAGTGCTGACGAAACAAGCCAAAAGCGGGCCAGCTCAACTATTTTTCAAAGTTATACCGAGATCATTGAGGAGAAATTTAGTTATCCAAACTCTGCGCTTGTTGCGCTTCGATTTGACTCTCGCGAGTTCAGCAGCATTCCGTCTCGTAAATACTTAATTCGTGGCATCAAGATCAAGATCCCAAGCAATGCGACGGTAGACACAACCACGCATTTAGGTCGGATCACATACTCCGGTATTTGGGATGGAACGTTCCAGGCTGCAACTTGGACTTCAGATCCTGCCTGGTGCCTACATGACTTGCTTACAGACACCCGCTATGGGTGTTCTGTGCCTGAATCTTCGCTTGATAAGTATGACTTTTTCTCTGTCAGCCAGTATTGCAACGCTTTAGTTGATGACGGCAAAGGCGGGCAAGAACCTCGCTTCAGCCTCAACATGTTGATCAATACTCGTGCTGAGGTTTACAACGTCATCCAAGAGATGACAGCTATTTTCCGTGGCATTGCTTATTACGGCGCTGGCTCGTTAGTCCTTAATCAAGACAGGCCAACAGACTCCACTTATGCTCTTGGTCCATCAAACGTAATTGATGGCAACTTTGAATATTCTGGAACGGCCCAGAAAGCTCGTCACACCGTAGCAACAGTTGCCTACCAAAATTACGACACTCAAGGAGATACAGAATATGAGTATGTAGAGGATCATGAGGCCGTCGCTAAGTACGGAATTATCAATAAAAACATCAAGGCTATTGGTTGTTATAGCCAGGGCCAAGCGCACAGAATTGGAAAGTGGACATTACTGTCTGAACAGAATTTGACAGAAACGTGCCAGTTTGCGGTTGGAATAGACAGCGGAATTATTTTGCGCCCTGGTCATGTCATAGATATTGCCGATCCAGTTCGATCTGGTGTCAGACGTAGTGGTCGAGTCCGTTCTGCAACAACAACTCAAGTCGTCGTAGACAGCAGCACGAACCTTACGGTTAGCACAGCAAACGGTACTAATGATCCAAAACTTTCGGTAATGCTGGCAAGTGGTATTGCCGAAACAAGAAGTATCCCTGCAGGTGGTATTCAGCCTCAAGCGAATGGAACGGCAACTATTGATGTCACCTCTGCGTTTAGCCAAGCACCAACGGCTGGTTCAGTATTCTTAGTACAAACATCAGATATTCAATCTCAGCAATTCAGAGTTATCTCTGTCGCTGAATCAGAAGAGGGTGTTTATGGAGTAAGTGCTGCAGCTTATAACGCCACAATTTACGACGCTATTGAATCAGACAATGAACTAACCGATCGAGACATCACAAACCTGTCGGCTACTCCAAACCCAGTTGACACGATTGTCTCTGAAGAGTTCTTGTATGAGACAGGTCAAGGTGTGTTTGTTGGTACGTCGATTAGTTGGCAGCACGATCGAATCAACATTAGTGAGTTTCGTGTTCAGTACCGCATCGATGACGACAACTTTGAGACCTTGGTTACGTCTTCGCCTTCAGTAACTATCCGCGATATTCGTGCTGGCACTCTTCAGGTGCAAGTACAAGCAAGAAATTACTTGAATCGTGGCAGCATTATTTCAGTTGAAACTTTTTCAATTGAAGGGAAAACGGCTCGTCCTCAGCTGGACACTGCTGAAACGCTTTCAGGCGGTGGCGCGAATCCTAATTACATTACTTTTGACATGATTCCCGTTAACGGGCAAGCCAAGTTGACTTGGCGGCAATCACTTGATCTTGATGTGCGGAATGGTGGTCACGTCAGATTGCGCCATTCTCCAAATACGTCAAACGTTACTTGGAGTAATTCCACCAGTATTTCTGAGGAGATTGCAGGATCTGCAACAGAAGCCTACGCAGACCTTAAGTCTGGAACGTATTCAATGAAGTTCATTGACTCTGGCGGTCGCGAAAGCGCGAACTTTGCGTTGATTGAATACACCAAGCCTGAGCTTGAAAGCACAGAAGAAGTTTCAGCTCTTTCTTCAACAGAAGATACGGCGTTCTCTGGAACGAAAACAAACTTAAGCGTTGATGGGGTTGACCAAGAATTAGAGATGGCAGCTAACGGTTCTGTACTTCATACAACTGGGGAGTATGCGTTTAGTGGCAATCCATATACGTTGACTCACGTTGGTAGTTTGCGACTTGAAAGCACCCTTCGCGCTCGGTCTTACTTCCCAGCCACCAACCTGATTGATAACGCTATTGATTTCGATGCGATTCCAGACTTTGATGGCACGACTCCAACCACCTGTGATGTGAAGCTATACGTTCGGACGACAGAGCTTGCACCCCCAGGGTCAGGTTACGTCGATGCAGATTTCACGTCTTGGCGTCATTTCAACAATGCAGAGATTAAGTGTCGTGCGTTTGAGCTGAAAGCCGAGTTTGAGACTGGCGATGATACCGCTCAGATTTCGGTTGATCAGTTGCGCGTCAAGGCACTGATGCCTTATCGCAGCCTGTCAGGCCAAGTTACAACCAGCACCAGTGCTGACGTGTCTGTTGCGTTTGGAACGGGCAACCAGTTCTACGTTGACCCATCTGTCGGCATTATTTTCAACGCGGTAAACACTGGCGAGTTCTACAAAATCGTGAATCTTTCCTCTACCGGATTTGACGTATCGGTTTATGCTAGTGATGAGACAACTCGCTTGGATCGAACGGTGCGTTGGAATGCTGTCGGACACGGTAAAGGCTAATGGCACAATCTGACCAGCAGATACAAAACGCCTCGGGTAGCTCTGTCCGTGCTGACCTGAACAATAACTTTGACGCGCTTTTTAGCAATAACTCTGGAGCGTCAGAACCAGCCGTAACCTCAGCGTTCATGTGGTTTGCGGATACCAATAATAATGAGCTGAAGATCCGCAACGCTGCTGATTCCGCTTTCATTACTGTTGGCACGCTTTCTGAAACCAATTTTGGTCTTGCAGCAAAAGCCAGCCCTACGTTTACCGGCAATGTTGCCATTCCTGCTGGAACGGTAAGCAGTCTGCCGATTGCCTTTACCGGAGACACGAATACCGGGTTTTTCAAAAACAGTGCGGACGATTTCAGCATTGTTACTGGTGGAACGCGACGTGCTCACTTCGACAGCAACGGCATCACGATTCGGGATCGCAAAGCATTAAGGCTGCGCGACACCAGCAACAGCAACTTTATTGCAATTCAGGCTCCATCAAATGTAAGCAGCGACATCACGCTGACTTTGCCAAACAGTGATGGCAATGCGAATGATGTATTGCAGTCAGATGGCAGCGGAAACCTGAGCTTTACTGCTTTGCCGCAGGCTGTGCCAACTGGTTCTGTTCACATGATGGCGACGACCACCGCCCCAAGTGGCTATTTGAAATGCAACGGCGCTGCAATTAGCCGGTCAACGTATGCGGGTTTGTTTGCAATTATCGGCACAGCGCATGGTGCAGGTGATGGGTCAAGCACGTTCAACGTTCCAGATTTACGTGGTGAGTTTGTTCGTGGTTGGGACGATAGTCGTGGCATAGATAGTGGCCGCAACTTTGCTACGTCACAGGGAGACCAAAACAAGCAGCACAATCACAGCGGTTCGGCTACTACATCAATTAGCCCTTCTGTTCATAACCACGTATTCCCTGGTGACGATCAGTTCGCAAATGCAAACGGCATTGGTGGTTGGACAAACAGAACAACAGCTGATTTTAACTACGACGCTAAGAGCCAATCAGGTAACGGCAAGGTTTATCGCACCAGCGATGCCACTATTTCTGCAAGCACGTCAGTAACGATCAATAACGATGGTGGCAGCGAGGCAAGACCGCGTAACGTGGCAATGATGTACGTCATCAAAACTTAATTGCCATGGCCAATATCAAGATTACGGAACTCAATGCTGCGGGCTCGCTAGCTGCAGATGATGTCCTGCCTGTTGTTGATATAAGTACGGATGAAACGAAGAAGATTACATCGACCAACCTGTTTCGTACACTGCCTGATGGAACAGCAGCCGCACCAGCACTAGCTTTTAGCTCAGACCAAGCAAACGGTATTTACCTTGCTGGTACGGATACCGTCGGGATTACGACTGGTGGAACGCAACGTGTCACGGTTGATGCCAGCGGTAACGTCGTAATTTCTGGTGATCTGACGGTTCAGGGTGCAACCACAACGGTTGAAAGCACGACTGTCACGATCGACGATAAAAACCTTGAGCTTGGCAGTGTTGCTACACCTACAGACACAACGGCTGATGGTGGTGGAATTACGCTAAAAGGTGCAACTGATAAGACAATTAGTTGGATTAACAGCACAGATGCTTGGACACTTAGTGAGCACGTAAATATTGCAAGTGCAAAAGAATTTCGTATTGCTGGGACAAAAGTCCTTGACGCAACAAGCTTAGGCAGTGCTGTTGTTGGCTCTAGCCTTACCAGTGTTGGAACGATTGCGACTGGTGTTTGGAACGGTACTGCGATTGCAACGGCTTACATCGCAGATGATGCAGTTACAGCAGCAAAGCTTGCTAACACATCAGTTTCTGCTGGAAGCTACACAGCCGCAGATATAACTGTTGATGCTCAAGGCCGAATTACGGCGGCAGCAAGCGGGACAGTTGGTACGGCTGAGATTGCAGATGATGCAGTTACAACTGCCAAGATTGCAGACGATGCAGTAACTGCAGCAAAGCTTGCCAATACTGCTGTAACTCCTGGCAGTTACACGTTGAGCAGCGTCACTATTGATGCACAGGGTCGGGTTACTGCAGCATCAAGCGGGACTGCTGCAGATACAGACAAAATCATTGAAGGCAATACAGAAGCAGAGGTTGTTGATACGGGATCAGACGGACACTTCAAGGTCACAACAGAAGGTGTCGAGCGTTTCAGGGTTGCAAGTGCAGGTCAAATTGGTATTGGCGGGACTAACTACGGTTCAAGCGGTCAGGTATTTACATCGAACGGCACAAGCAGCGCACCATCATGGCAAGACAGCAGTGGTGGTGGTGCGACAGGTGGCGGTAGTGATACGTGGGCTGTCGAGCACGACAACACGATTACTACGTCTTACACTATTGGCACAGGTAAGAACGTGATCTCTGCTGGTCCTTTAACGGTCAACAGTGGTGCCACAGTCACCGTTCCTTCTGGCTCTAACTGGGTGATTGCTTAATTATGGCCATCAAAATCAACGGCACCAATACCACTGCAAGTCCTGGGATTACTGGGCCAGACACTGATACAGGTCTGGTCTATGGAACAGATGAAGTCCAGATCGTTACTGGCGGGACCGCGAGAGCAACTGTTGACAGCTCGGGAAATGTTCTCGTGGGCACAACTGATTCTACCGTTTATAACAATGGTGATAGTGATAGCGAAGGTATAGTGCTACGTAATGGAGAGGTTGTTGACATTGCAAGAAAGGGTGACTTGCAATTAACCTTGAATAGACAGACGAATGATGGTCAACATATAGGTTTTTTTAGAAGTGGAAGTCCCAAATCTTACATATCTACAAGAAATGATGCATTTTGCATCGATGTTAACACTTCTGAAAGGCTTCGTATCGACAGCTCGGGCAGAGTTGGGATTGGAACAACAAGCCCTGATGCAACCTTACAGGTAGGTGTACTAGACAGCCCTGGTACTTTACGTGGAGGACTTGTTGTTAAAACCATTTCCAATGGCCTTGGCAACAATGAAGCTGCAATTTATATTGAAGAGTCTTCAGGTGGTGAAGGTTATTATATTCGCGTAGATTCAGATGGCGGTTTAGCTTTTGACAATTCAGGAGTAGCAACTTCAACACTTTATTTAAGTGACAGCAATAATGTTGGGATTGGCACTACTCCTGATGTCCGCTTGCATGTAGCTGACACAGCTTCTGGCAGTGGTACTTATGTAGCTGAATTTGAAAATCTTGGAACTGGCGCAAATACAGAAGCACGATTGCTTTTAAGGACTCGAGCAGGAAGTGATAATACAGATTGTTATATCGGATCGCTGGGTTCTTCGGCTAACAACTCAAACCTTACATTTGCCACGGAAGCTTCTGGCACTCTGTCGGAAAAAATGCGAATCGACAGCTCGGGAAGGCTGTTGGTGGGGACATCATCTGCAATTAATTCAACCAGTTATGGAAAAATCCAGACTGCCGACCCTTCTGGCGCAGAAATCTACTTAGGTAGAAACGACACCACTGTTATAGCTGGAGACGCTGTTGGAGCTATAAGATTTTACAGCAATGATAATAATGGCGTTTATCAAGAAAACGCTTCAATTATTGCAGCGGCTGATGGAACTCAGTCAATTAACAATAAACCAGGCCGTTTAATTTTCTCTACAACAGCCGACGACGCATCAAGTGCGACCGAGCGAATGAGAATTACGTCCGGTGGCAGCCTCCTTTTGGCAAGTAGGACTTCAGATGACTTTGCTGGTGCTGGCACCCTTTTTCAAGACTCAAGTGGCTCGACATCCCCTGTCTATCTCTATTTTAAGAAGACTTTTGACGGTGACCGAGATGCGATTAGTTTCCGTCATAATGGTACTCAAGTTGGTGTAATTTCATTCTCTAACTCAAGCACAACTTATAGCACCTCTTCAGACTATCGTCTCAAAGAAAATGTTGTTGATCTAACTGGAGCAATTACTCGCGTCAAGCAGCTGTCTCCTAGGCGCTTCAATTTCATTGGTGATTCTGCCACAGTTGATGGTTTTATTGCACACGAAGCACAAGCAGTTGTATCGGAAGCTGTTACTGGAACACACAATGGAGTAGAGGTTTGGGATTCAGATGACGACCTGCCAGATGGTGTCAGCGTCGGGGATAGCAAGTTAGATGAAAATAAAAATACAATTCCTAAATATCAAGGCATTGACCAATCCAAACTCGTCCCACTGCTAACTGCAGCATTACAAGAAGCAATTGCAAAGATCGAAACCCTAGAAACACAAAACGCCTCTCTTGAGGCCAGACTTACTGCTCTTGAAGGAGGTGCAAGCTAATGCCAATTAAATTAAATGGTGCAACAAACGGTTCGGTTGAACTCGATGTACCCGCTGCTGTAGGTAGTGACTTACAGATAACACTGCCAGCTACGGCTGGTACTGCAATCGTTAAAGCAGCAGATGGATCAGTTGATCTTGGTAGCGTTGATATTGACAGCTCGGGAAATGTTGGGATTGGAACTTTGTCGCCTTCTGTATCACTTCACGTTGCAGCTACTGAGCCACAATTTTATATTCAAGATTCAAATAGCACAGGAAACGGTGTTAACGCAACGATTCAATTCCGAGATAGTTCAAACTCTCAACTGTCTTACTTAGGTTTTGCAGGTACTTCTGACAGCCATTTATCATTGTTCAATACAATGTCTGGCGGCGCCCTGCGTTTTGGCACGGCGTCTAGCGAGCGGATGCGAATCGACAGCTCGGGTCAAATTTTAATGAATTGCACCTCGCAAATTGGCGGTGGATATATTCAACATCTAAAAATGAATTCTGGCACAGGTGGTATTGCTATTCAAAATTATGGCGCCTCTAACACTGCCATAGTTTTTAGAAATTCTGCCAATAATGGTAGCGCAGGCGCTATTGCCACTAGCAACACATCAACTAGTTACAACACCTCTTCTGACTACCGATTAAAAGAAAACGTTGTTGACATTGCTGATGGCATTACTCGCGTCAAGCAACTAGCACCTAAACGTTTTAACTTTATTGTTGATGCTGACACGACAGTTGATGGCTTTCTTGCTCACGAAGCACAAACTGTTGTGCCTGAAGCAGTTACTGGCGAGAAAGACGGTGAAGAAATGCAAGGCATCGATCAATCCAAACTTGTTCCACTGCTGACTGCAGCCTTACAAGAAGCAATTGCAAAGATCGAAACTCTCGAAGCTAGAGTGACCACACTGGAGGCAGGCTGATGTCCAAGATTAAAGCAAATCGCTACGAGAACACGGCCACAACGGATGGCGGAATTGATATTGATACCTCGGGACGGGTTGGGATTGGGACGGCGGCTCCCGGCTTACCGCTAGACATCGTTTCAAATGCTTCTTCTGAGACAGTTCGTTTTAGAGGCGCGTCTGGCGGTGTAGGGACATTGCGATTTACTTCTAATGATGCAGGAACTAATTACGCTTTTATTCAATCTAGATCAACATATTTTGACATAGGCTCGGCAGCTAGTATTCCACTGCTATTTACAACTAATAATGCCGAGCGAATGCGTATTGACAGCTCGGGCAGGCTGTTGGTTGGAACAACAACTGAAGGTGAGGCTACCGCTGATAATTTAACTATTGCAGATTCTGGTCATTGCGGAATCACTCTGCGTTCCGGCACAAGTAGTGTTGGGACAATTTTCTTTTCTGATGCTACTTCGGGCGCTGATGAATATCGAGGTGTCATTCAGTATGACCATAATGGAGATTATTTTAAATGGGTAACTGCTGGTGCCGAGCGAATGCGAATCGACAGCTCGGGAAATACAACTCTTGGATACGCTGGAGCTAGTTTATACTTTAAAAATGGTT